CATCCCGCGTGAGATCGACGCGCTGGTCGACAGCACGCTGGCAAGCATCTCGCCGATCCGAGCGATCGCCAATGTGGTGACGGTGGGCAGCGCTGGCTATCGCAAGCTGGTGGCGTCGGGCGGAACACCGTCGGGCTGGGCGGCCGAAACCGGCGCGCGTGCCGAAACCGCGACCGCGGCGTTCAACGAGATCGCGCCGCCGATGGGCGACCTGTTCGCCAAACCGGCGGCGAGCCAGACGATGCTCGACGACGGCGCGTTCGACGTCGAGGCGTGGCTGGCCGACGAGATCGCGCGCGAATTCGCCCGCGCCGAGGGCGCGGCGTTCGTCAGTGGCAACGGGACCAACAAGCCCAAGGGCTTCCTCGCCTATGCGACCGCGGCGACGAGCGACTCGACCCGCGCGTTCGGGACGTTGCAGCATGTCGCGTCGGGCGCGTCGGGCGCGTTTTCGGCGAACCCCGAGGAGAAGCTGATCGATCTGGTTCAGGCGCTGCGGCCGCCCTATCGCCAGGGCGCGGTGTTCGTGATGAACTCCACGACGCTGGCGCGGATCCGCAAGTTCAAGACCAGCGACGGCGCGTTCCTGTGGCAGCCGGGCATCGCGTCGGGCCAGCCGGCGACGCTGCTGGGCTATCCGGTGGTCGAGGCGGAGGACATGCCCGATATCGCCGCCAATTCGCTGTCGATCGCGTTCGGCAACTTCAAGGCGGGTTACCTGATCGCCGAGCGCGGCGAGACGCAGATCCTGCGCGATCCGTACAGCAACAAGCCCTTCGTGCACTTCTACGCGACCAAGCGCGTCGGAGGCGCGGTGACCAACAGCGAGGCGATCAAGGTCATGAAGTTCGCCGCCTCCTGACGGAGGCGGAGATAAGCTGCTGAAGTTCAGCGTGGCCTGAGGCGAGGCCGGGTTGAAGCGCGGGGCGGGCGCAGGTCCGCCCCGACGCCAAGGAGGTTCATATGAGCGACAATTTCGAGAACCGGGCCGACCATGCGTCGGCGCCGGCGGCGCGGTGCGTGGCGGTGACGCCGCATGACGGCAACGTGCTGAGCGCGATCCCCAAGGGGCTGTACATCGGCACCGGCGGCAATCTGTCGATCGAGGCGGCGGGCGGCGGGGCCGCGGTGACGCTGGCCAATGTCGCGAGCGGCAGCGTGCTGCCGGTGCGCGTGCGGATCGTGCGGGCGACCGGCACGACCGCCGCCGACATCGTGGCGCTATACTGATGGTCGCGATCGTCGCGGGCGCGCAGACCGCGGTGACGCCGCTGCCCGATGGCGGGTGGCGGGTCGAGAAGACCGGCGGGATCGAGGGCCAATATGCCGCCGCCGCAGCCTCCGCCGCGGCGATCACCGGCGATTTCGTGCTGCGCGTGACCGATCTGACCGCGCCCAACTCGGCGATCTTCGGGGTCAGCACCGATCCGTCGGCGAGCGACGGCTATGCGGACATCGACTTCGCCGCGCAATTCTATGGCGCCGACTTCTACGTGTTCGAGAACGGCGTCTATGTGCCGCCGACCCGAGCGCAGGGCGGGGTCGCGTGGATCGTGCGGAGCGGCGGCGTGCTGCGCTACCGCATCGGCCCGACGCTTGCCGGATCAAGCGTGGCGCGGACCGTGAGCGGGGTGAGCGACCCGTTGTGGTTCGACTGCACGATCGGCCGGCTGGGCGGCGCGATCGGGGTGCGGTTCGAGCCACCCGGCGCGTGGAGCCACGGCCCCGTGCGGCCCGCGGCGCGACTGAACATCGGCATCGGCGGATAGGAGGCGGACATGACGCTGGAAGAAGCGAAGGCGTATCTGCGCGTCGAGACCGACGCCGAGGACGCGCAGATCGAGGCGATGATCACGGCCGCGCGCGAGACGTGCGAGGGCTTTGTCGGCGGGCCGCTGGTGCGCCGCGAGCTGACCGCGACGGTCGCGGGCGGCGGGAGCTGGCAACGGCTGGAGGCGGCGCCGGTCTGGGCGATCGGCGCGGTCGAGGCGGTGGACGCCACGGGGACGGCGACGCCGCTGGCGGCGGACAGCTATGCGATCGATATCGACGCGCGGGGCGAAGGATGGGTGCGGGCGCCGGGCGATATGCGGGTGCGCGTATCCTATCAGGCGGGACTGGCGGCCGATGCGGCGGCGGTGCCCGAATCGATCGCGCAGGGCGTGATCCGGCTGGCGGCGCATCTCTACACCGTGCGTGACACGGCGCAGGCACCGCCGGCGGCGGTGACCGCGCTGTGGCGGCCGTGGCGGCGGATGCGGATCGGCGACGGGGCGCGGCCGTGAACGCGGTCGAGACGATCGCGGCGCGAGCTCAGGCACGCGCGGTTGCACGGGTGGCCGGGGCGGTGCGCGCGGCGGTGCCGGGCGTACGGGTCGAGGCCGGGCATGACCGTGTGATCATCGCCGGGCGACGCATCGCGCGCGATGCGCGGCTGCGCTGGATCGCGGGGCTGCTCAAATGAGCGCGGGGGCGATGCTGCACGCCGGGATCACGGCGGCGCTGCGCGAGGGTGAGGGGCTGGATGCGCTGACGGCCGTGTTCGACGCGCCGCCGGTGCGTTCCGCGCTGCCGCACGCGACCGTCGAGGAGGCGGCTCTGGCCGACTGGGGCACCAAGGACATGCCGGGCCGTGAAGGCCGCGCGGCGGTGACGATCCGCGACGGCGGTGAACGGCCGGTGCGACTGCGCGAACTGGCCGGCGCGGCGGAGGACGCGGTGCTGGCGATGCCGCGCGATCTGGGCGGAGGCTGGCGGATCGCGAGCCTCGTCTTCGTGCGCGGACGGATCGCGCGCGACGGGACCGGCTGGACGGCGACGAGCGAGTTTCGGGTGCGGATGCTGAAGGAAGGCTGATTGCGGCCGGCGCCGGCCCGCTCCCCCCACCCCGCCACCCATAGGATGCTGTCGCTGGGTGGCCGGGTGGGGGAGCGGGCCGGTGCAGAAACGGAAGGAGATTCAAGATGGCGGCGGAGAAGGGAAGCGCGTTCCTGCTCAAGGTGGGCAATGGCGGATCGCCGGTGGCCTATGCCACCGTGGCGGGGCTGCGCACGACGCAGCTGAGCGTCAATGGCGAGGCGGTGGCGATCACGTCGAAGGATTCGGGCGGCTGGCGCGAGCTGCTGTCCGGGGCCGGGGTGCGCAGCGTCAGCGTGTCGGGCGCCGGCGTGTTCACGGGGAGCGTGGCGGAGGCGCGGGTCAAGAGCAATGCGCTGTCGGGCGTGCTCGACGATTACAGGCTGAGCTTCGAGAGCGGCGAGACGATGACGGGACGGTTCCTCGTCACGCGGCTGGACTATGCCGGGGATTTCAACGGTGAGCGGTCGTACACGCTGAGCCTGGAGAGTTCCGGGCCGGTGGTGAGCGCATGAGCGCCAATCCGGCGCGCGGCGAGGCGACGTTGCGCGTGGCGGGGGTCGAGCTGGTGCTGCGGCCGAGCTTTGCCGCGCTGGTTACCGCCGAGCAGGAGCTGGGACCGCTGTTCGCGCTGGTCGAACGCGCGGCCGATGGGCGGCTGGGGATCGGCGAGATGGTCGCGCTGTTCTGGCACTGCCTGCGCGAGTGCCCCGAGGGGCTGACGCGCGAGGCGTTCGGCGAGGGCGTGGCGGCGGGCGGGCTCGCGGCGGCGACACCCGCGCTGAAGGCGCTGCTCGGGCAGATTCTGGCGGGACGATGAGCACACCCGCGGAGTGCCGCTTCACCGAGGTGGCGGCGCGGCTCGCGGGGCAGGCCGGGGTGGCGTTCGGGTGGCCGCCGGACAGATTCTGGCGCGCCACCCCGGCCGAGCTGATGGCATTGGCGAACGCGTTGCAGGGCGAGGAGCCCGCGCCGCCCGATGGCGCCACGATCGCGGCGATGATGGAGGCATTTCCCGATGGATGAGGAAATCGAGCGGCTGGTGGTGAGCGTGCGTGCCGACACGCAGGGTTTTGCCCGCGATGTGGCGGAAATGCGCGGATCGATCGACGGACCGTTGCAGGCGAGCGCGGCACGGGCGGGCGATGCGATCGAACGATCGCTGTTGCGCGCGGTGCGAACCGGTCGGCTGGGCTTCGAGGATCTCAAGCGCGTGGCGATGAGCGTGCTCGGCGAGATCGCGGCGAGTGCGATGCGCGACGGACTGGCGGCGATCTTCGGTGGCGGCAGCGGAAGCGGTGGCGGTCTGGGCGGGCTGTTCGCGAGCCTGTTCGGCGCGCCGGGACGCGCGACGGGCGGGCCGGTGTCGCCGGGCCGTGCCTATTGGGTCGGCGAACGCGGCCCCGAGCTGTTCGTGCCGACCGCGAGCGGGCGCGTGGATGTGCCGGCTGCCGGTGGCGGCGGGCGCGACGTGCGGGTGGCGATCACCATCAACGCGCCCGGCGGCGACAGCGCGGGCGCGTTGCGGCAATCGAGCCGGCAGGTGGCCCGGGCGGTCAGGTCGGCGCTGGCGGGGATCGAATGATGGGCTGGTGGCTGGCGCGCGAGCGCACGGTGCAGGACGAGGGCGTCATCGCGCGCTTCGATCCGCGATTCTGGACGGTCAACTTCCCGCGGCCGATGATGGCGGCGGTGACCGCGCCCGCGCCCGACACGTTGCGGGTGGATGCGATCTTCTACCGTCAGGACGATCTGGCGGGGCTGATCTGGGAAGCCGAGGACCGGCACGACCACCCGCTGCTCGCCTATGAGACCAGCCGCGATTTTCGC